TAGCAGTAAAAAGATATTTAAATCTAGTTGGTAGTGATGATGAGATAAAACTTCTAAGAGAAGGTAAGGAATATAAGTATTCAGAGGTAGTTAAAGATGAATCCTAAGCTAACCCTTGGCTCACTTTTTGATGGTAGTGGAGGTTTTCCACTAGCTGCAATAAAAACTGGCATTAAACCTTTATGGGCATCAGAAGTTGAGCCTTTTCCAATAAGAGTAGTACAGAAAAATCTACCTCAAGTTAAACATTTAAGAGATATAAAAGATATCGATGGAGGAGAAATTACTCCAGTAGATATTATTTCCTTTGGTAGTCCTTGTCAGGATTTATCAATTGCTGGAAAAAGACAAGGCCTTGAAGGAGAAAAGTCCAACTTATTCTATGAGGCAATAAGAGTAATTAAAGAAATGAGGTGTAAAACAGGTGGAAAATATCCACGATATATCCTGTGGGAAAATGTACCAGGAGCCTTTTCCTCTAACAAAGGAGAAGACTTTAGATGCGTCCTTGAAGAAATTACAAGAATTAAAAATTCCAGCGTATCAATATCTAAACCTAACAAGTGGAAGTATGCTGGAGAAATCATGGGAGATGGATTTTCCATTGGTTGGAGAGTCCTTGATGCTAAATACTTTGGAGTCCCCCAAAGACGCAGAAGAATCTTTCTTGTCGCAGATTTTGGAGGAAGAGGTGCCAGAGAAATATTATTTGACACCAAAAGCTTGCCAAGGGATTTTAGAAAGAGCAAAGAGGAAGGGGAAGGAAATACCAGAGCCATTAAAGAAAGCTTTAATAAAACAATCTGTTTAAATGACCAAGGTGGAGAAAGAATGGATTTTTATGATGAAGAATCTGGAACTCTAAGAGCAAAGGCTGGAAACCCTCCACTGGTATATGAAAACCATGGGCAGGATGCAAGATATGTTGGTCCACTTGAAGAAAGCCCAACCCTTGCATCAAATCTTGGCCAAGGCGGTAATAATCAACCTTTTGTAGTGTATGACATAAGACAAACTTCAGAAAACACTAAAAATGAAAGACACAATATTTATGAATGTGACATTTCAAGAACTATCGATACGTCTGGAAATACTCCTACCAGGAATCAAGGAGGGGTTGCTATTGTAGAAGATACTTATTCAATGAGTAAGAACTCATATTTTACAAAAGCAGATAAAAATATATCATCACCCTTACTGGCTACTGATTATAAAGATCCACCACTAGTAAAAGATAAGCTTGTAAGAAGACTTACTCCAAAAGAGTGTGGAAGATTGCAGGGCTTTCCAGATGAGTGGTGTGATAACTTAGAAATAGAAAATCCAACAGACGAGGACTTGGCCTTTTGGAGAGAAGTCTTTGATAAGGATGCTGAAATAAAAGGTCTTAAAAAGAAGAAATCAGATAAGCAGATATTAAAATGGCTTAAAAATCCTCATACTGATTCTGCAGAATATAAAATGTGGGGCAATGGAATTGCTCTTCCATGCGCTATATATATTTTCAAAAGACTTAAAAATACTGCAAATAAGACTTGATATAAATTTTGAATTAAGTGATATATACATGTGAGGTGATTAGATGATTGCAAGGGAAATTATAGAAAAATTGAAAGAAAATTATCTTGTAGGTACAAGAGTAAAACTAATCCAAATGGAAGATGAACAGGCTCCACCAGTTGGAACCTTAGGCACAGTTTATGGGGTGGATGCCATTGGATCAATCCTTGTAAAATGGGATAATGGTTCGATGTTAAATGTAATTTTTAAGGAAGATATTATTGAAAAAATTTGAAATTTAATCTTTCTTACTGCCGTATATTGCTTGACTATTCCTCTATTGTACGGGAATATGTGTACAACAAAAGAGGAGGTATAAAAAATGAAAAAGATTGAACTACTAGAAAATATAAAAGAAAAAGAAGAATTCGAAGAAAATAAAATCAGTTACAGATTTTATTGCGCATATAGGGAATCCCAAAGGATAGGGCGAGACATCATAAACTTTGATGACATTGGATTTGAAGATAATCACAAAGATATGATAGAGAATCTTGAAAGGTTTGGGGTAAAAGAATTTACAATTTCAGACCAGTCAACAGGCCTTATGAAAGGACTAAAAAGTTTTAAAAGAAAAGGTTACTTTCCTATAGACTTAATTGAAATAGATACAGGAAGGACTAATTGGAATTTCAAAGAGAGCAAAGAGGAAAAAGAATATGCACCAGCCCTCCTTTTCAAGAGAAATTAATAATAAAAATAGAGAGTTGAGCAAGATAATTGCTTGACTTATCTCTCGTTGTACGGGAATATGTGTACAACAAAAGCAAAGGAGAGTAAAACCATGAAAAAAGACCTTTTAGAAAGATTAGAAATAGAAGTCAAAGCTTGCAAAAGATACGCAGAAAACTCAATAAAAAAATCAAAAGAAGGCAAGATTGGAGCAGCCATTAACCTTTTAGACATAGCAGGAACAGCAAAGAAATGTGCAGACCAAGTTCATGAAGAACTTTGGGAGGTATCAAAAGGAAATTTAACAGACGAAGAGTTCCAACTTTTTGCAGAATCAGAAACACTAGAAAGAGAACTTAAGAAAGCTTACAAAGAATTAAACATAGCAAGAAAAAGATAAAAATAAAATTCCAAATAGAGTTTAGGCTCTATTTGTCGTAGCATAAGTCACAATCAGGTGGCTATTTTTTATGCCTATTTTTAGAGGAAGGAGGTCAAATGAAATATAAACCAACAAAATTTATGCTTGAAAGTTCACGATATGATAAAAACAAGGCAGACTATGCTGTCACATTTATAGAATGCCTAAAACATACAAAAGGTAGATGGGCAGGTAAAGAATTCAAGCTTATTGACTGGCAAGAAGAAATCATAAGAGACTTGTTTGGAATTGTAAAAGATACAGGATATAGACAATTTAATACAGCATATATTGAAATCCCAAAGAAGATGGGAAAATCTGAACTTGCTGCTGCTGTAGCACTTCTTCTAACTTGTGGCGATGGAGAAGAAAGAGCAGAAGTTTATGGATGTGCTGCTGATAGACAACAAGCAACCATTGTATTTGATGTTGCAGCTGATATGGTAAGAATGAGTCCTGCCCTTTCTAAAAGAGTAAAAATTTTGGCATCTCAAAAGAGGATGATATATAAGCCGACCAATTCCTTCTATCAAGTTCTATCTGCAGAGGCTTATTCCAAACACGGATTTAATATTCATGGTGTCGTATTTGACGAACTTCACACTCAGCCAAATAGAAAATTATTTGATGTTATGACAAAAGGGTCTGGCGATGCAAGAACCCAACCTCTATATTTTCTTATAACAACTGCAGGAACAGATACCAAATCAATCTGCTACGAGACACATCAAAAGGCAGTGGACATACTTGAAGGCAGAAAAACTGATCCAACTTTTTATCCTGTAATCTATGGAGCAGACAGGGAAGATGATTGGACAGATGAAAAAGTATGGCATAAGGCAAATCCGTCTCTTGGAATTACAGTTCCTATAGAAAAAGTAAGACAAGCTTGTGAATCGGCTAAGCAAAACCCAACTGAAGAAAATGCCTTTAGGCAACTAAGACTTAACCAATGGGTCGAGCAAGCAATTAGGTGGATGCCTATGGAAAAATGGGACCTATGTAATTTTATTGTTAATGAAGAAGAACTAAAAGGCAGAGTTTGTTATGGTGGACTTGACCTATCATCTACAACAGATATTACAGCTTTTGTTTTAGTCTTTCCTCCAATAGACGAAGATGATAAGTATCAAATATTACCTTACTTTTGGTTGCCAGAAGATAACCTCGACTTAAGAGTAAAAAGAGACCATGTAAACTATGACCTATGGAAAAAACAAGGCTATATTATGACAACAGAAGGTAATGTAGTCCACTATGGATTTATTGAAAAATTTATAGAAGACTTAGGTGAGATATACAATATCCGAGAAATTGCATTTGATAGATGGGGAGCAGTTCAGATGGTTCAAAACTTAGAAGGCATGGGTTTTACAGTTGTTCCTTTTGGTCAAGGATTTAAAGATATGTCTCCACCAACAAAAGAATTAATGAAACTAACCCTTGAAAGAAAAATAGCCCATGGAGGTCATCCAGTTCTAAGGTGGATGATGGATAATATCTTCATACGAACTGATCCTGCTGGAAATATAAAAGCAGATAAGGAAAAGTCTACAGAAAAAATTGATGGTGTAATTGCTACAATCATGGCTCTTGATAGGGCTATAAGATGTGGCAATGATACGAGTGAGTCAGTTTATGATGATAGGGGATTGATTGTTTTTTAATATCTCTTAGCATTATTCCTAAAACTGGCATATTCCATTCCGATACTCTTGACATTATTCCGATGAAATAATAACATAAATTATGAATAGGAGGAGAGTTATGTTTACAGGAGTAAGCGAAATTGCAAAAAAATGGGGCATATCAGAAAGAAGAGTTAGAATTTTATGCAGTGAAGGAAGAATTCCCAATGCATATAAAGAAGGTAAAATATGGAAAATTCCATCCAATGCAATAAAGCCGACAGACGAAAGATTTACAAAGCCTAAAACTCTTCTTCCAATAATTGATGAAAAATTAGCAAAATTAAACACACTAAGACCTCTTACAGAGGGAGAGGTTGCAAGGCTTTTAGAAGATTTCATGATTGAATACACATATAATACGAATGCGATTGAAGGAAACACTCTTACTTTAAGAGAAACAGATATGGTTCTTAGAGGGCTTACTATTGATAAAAAACCATTGAAAGATCATATAGAAGCGGTTTCTCATAAAGAAGCTTTTTACTTTGTTGTAGATTTAGTTAAAGAAAATAGAGAGTTGACAGAGAGTCTAATAAAGCAAATTCATTATCTTGTATTAGGAGATAAAAAAGAAGATAGGGGAGTTTACAGAAAAGTTCCTGTTCGTATAATGGGTGCAAGTCATGAACCTGTACAACCATATTTAATTGAGCCCAAAATGGAGGAACTCTTAATAAATTATAAAGCATCAAGTGAGCATATTATAACTAAACTTGCAAAATTTCATATAGAGTTCGAGGGGATTCATCCTTTTATTGATGGAAATGGAAGGACTGGCAGACTTTTAGTTAATCTCGAACTTATGAAAGAGGGCATTCCACCGATAGATATTAAATTTACCGACAGAATAAAATATTATGAGGCATTTGATGAATATCACGTAAAAAATAACTTGAGCGAAATGGAAAGCTTATTTGCGTCTTATGTTAATGAAAGATTAGATGAGTATCTAGGAATACTTGAAATAAAATAAATTATATTTAGCACTCTTTTAGATGAGTGCTATTTTTATACCTACTTTTAGGAGGTGGCACTATAAACATTTTAAACTTAATATTCAAGTCGAGAGACAAACCTAAAGACGGGGAGAGGATATCTTCATCGTCTTTTTTATTTGGAAGAACACCAGCAGGAAGGAATGTCAACGAATTTACTGCCATGCAGATGACGGCAGTTTATTCGTGTGTGAGAGTTCTTGATGAAACCTTAGCAGGACTTCCTCTTCATTTATATAAAAGAGGAAATTCAAACTCAAAAGAAAAAGCTAAAGATCACGCCATATATTTTCTTTTACACGATGAGCCAAATACTGAAATGACTTCATTCGTATTTAGAGAAACACTAATGACACATCTTTTATTGTGGGGTAATGCCTATGCTCAGATAATTCGTAATGGAAGAAATGAGGTTATTGGACTTTATCCCTTAATGCCAAACAAAATGACTGTTATGCGAAGTGAAGATGGAGAAATCTTCTATAAATACAATCACAAATCAGAAGAAGTTTATCTCTTAAAAGAAGATGTTCTTCATATACCAGGACTTGGTTTTGATGGGCTTATTGGATACTCACCAATAACTATGGCAAAAAATGCTATAGGCATGGCGATGGCTTGTGAAGATTATGGAGCGTCATTCTTTCAAAATGGAGCACAGCCAGGTGGGGTTTTAGAGCATCCAGGTATTATTAAAGATCCAGAAAGAGTTAGAGAGTCGTGGAATGCAGCCTTTCAAGGGCCTAAAAACGCCAACAA